CCATCATATCGTATGGATAACGATAGATTTTAGCCATTAGCTTTTATTGTTATTTAGTGTCGTCTTTTAGATCCATGCAATCAAATGCATATTGCGACATAACTGCAAACAATCGCATCTTTATGGTGCGAAGATATTCCTGTTCTTCTACAGGTCTTGCAGGTGCCCCTGGCCAAGTTTCATATGCGTAAGATATGACACTATACAAGGCTCTTATCTCATCTATACCCATATTAAGGGTTGCATACCAGTCGTCTTCAAAAAGACCACTATCGTTAATCTCGTTGCCGCCAGTCATCAGTTTTCTCCTGTTTGAACCACTCAACAATTTCGTCAATATCTGTATCTCCACCTAAATGATTAGATGGATCTGGATGTCCCAGATCCATTTTATTCAAAAAATCGTCCAAGTCACCCTCTTGCATATTTGGGTTTCTTGCTTGTCTTCTAGCTTTCCTCAACATCTCTCCTGCCGATCTGTTTGATTTTGCTAGTTTATCTGCCCAGATCATTTCAGATAATTGTACCTCTTCTCCTTTGATGATTTTGTTACAGATGAACTCCAATCGGAGGCGGTATTGAGTAGAAAGCATAAAAAAGTTATTCTTTTGCCAATATTTATGTTGACACTCTAAATCTAGCGTAGGATAATGACCTCGCATCCTCTATTTCATTAGGTTTTATGAGGTACAGCTGACTTTGACATTCATTCCAAGTGTAGTTTCTACTTGTGCCCCAGTGAAAGTTAAATCCTTTGAATCCCCATTGCTCCACATCAGTACATGCGATCAATGGAAACTCATCATACCTTATATTTGGTGTCTTGGCAGTGTATATAAAGGTATAAAATTGCCCTGGTTCTGGTACAATCTCCATCTCATCCAGAACTGACATTAGTTCCAGCATGGTATCTTCTGGTTTTTCCAAACCAGTAAATTTATCTACAATTGGTTGAAGCCTACTCATACTCCTAGGTTGTCTTCTGTTAAGATCTTAAATTGAAGTAAGTGATCTTTGCAATATTCTCTAGCGGCGCTCCATTTTGCTTGATTCTTAGCGTACTCTGTCACTTCTCTAATGTAGGCAGGAGTGCGCTCTTTCTTCTTTTTAGGTTCGACGCATTGCTTTTTGGGTTTTACTTCTATAATATACTTCTGAATCTTACCGCCAGTCTCTCTTACTTTAATATAAAAGTCGGGAAAATATCTATGGATTCTTCCATCAAGAGGCGAGCGATATGGGATAACAATCTCTTCACTTCCCCATTCTAATATGTTTGGATTCCGATCACAGTACACCATGAACTTTCGTTCCCACAAACTGCGATAAATAATGTTGCGATGGTCTCCTCGATATTTTCCAGTATTGCTAGGTTGAAACTTACCCTTATATGCCATTAATTAAAAAATGTTTCACATGGAGTATTTAGTGTGGGCTTAATCAAGGATAGAGATCCAAGAAGAATACAGACTGAGAGTGTTAGAAAACTCTTCCAAGAAGTGGCGACTACAAGTCACTATGAGGTCTTCTTTCAGTCCCTACCAGCAAAACTCATCAAGTATATTAAGGACAGGGATGATGAGGTAGATAATAAGTTTATATTCAGAGATCTTGGTCTTCTCTGTAAGACTGCTACTCTGCCAGGCACTTCCTTTGCGACTGCACAGGTATCTGGACATGCTATGGGTATTGTTCAGAAGTATGCCCACACCAGGATCTATCCCGACTTTACTATGACTTTCATAGTAGATGATAAGTATCGGGTTGTTAGATTCTTTGAGTTGTGGCAAGAGTTCATTTCTAGTGGAGGTCAAGAGAATCCTACTAGAAGAGCTTACTACCACAGAATGGAGTATCCTGTAGACTATAAGTGTGAGACATTAAGAATACAGAAATTTGACAAAGACCATGATCACGATGTAGAATACACTTATATAAACGCATTTCCTAGAAGTCTTGCACCAGTTACAGTTTCTTATGACCGAAGTAGATTATTGGAGTTGTCAGTCACATTCACATATGACAGACACTTCTTTGGTGGACTAGATAGATTGAGTAGAGCATATAGATCTGGTAAACTCAGAAAGTATAACGATCCATTCCAGTTCGTTAATACCAACCCTTCCAATTCCTCCAAAAACCTTCAGACAGCAAGTATTGATTATAGCTCTGCCTTCAATGGTGGTCTTGATGTTGATTATTCCAAGTATAACTTGAACAAGAATTATTATGATCCCAAACTCAAGACTAAGACTGGAGACTTTGATTTTAACACCAATCTCAATATCGATTACACAAACGGTCCTAAAGGTTATTGGCCATCCAAATAAATAATCCACTGACATAATATTATGCCTTTACCAACGATTGCAACTCCAACTTATGAGTTGACTCTGCCCTCATCAAAAAGAAAAGTAAAATACAGACCCTTTCTAGTCAAAGAAGAGAAGGTTCTTATCATGGCAATGGAGAGTGATAATCTCTCCGACATTGGAAGAGCTATCAAAGATGTTCTCTCGGCGTGTATCCTGACCCGTGGGATTAAAGTAGATAAACTGTCTACCTTTGATATTGAGTATCTGTTCCTGAATGTTCGTGGTAAGTCAGTCGGAGAGACGATTGACTTGCTCATCACTTGTCAAGATGATGGGGAAACAAAAGTCCCTGTAAGCATCTCTATTGATGAGATCAAGGTCAAGTATCACGAGGATCATAATCCAGATATTAAACTGGATGATAAACTGACGATGCGTATGAGATATCCATCTCTGAGTGAGTTTATCGCACAAAACTTTGGTACTGGCGACAAACTAGAGCAGTCATTTGAGGTGATTGCTGGTAGTATCGACCAGATCTATTCAGAAGAAGAATCTTGGGAGGCAAAAGATTGCACCAAGAAGGAACTCGTTCAATTCATTGAACAGTTGAATTCATCTCAATTCAAGCAAGTTGAGAGGTTCTTTGAGACTATGCCTAAACTTAGTCATACTCTTATTGTTACGAACCCAAACACTGGTGAGGAAAATTCTGTTGTACTTGAGGGTTTAGCAGCTTTTTTCAGTTAGCGATGTTGCATGAGGATCTTGTGTCCTATTACAAGATCAATTTCGCCTTAATGCAGCATCATAAATATAGCTTGAGTGAACTTGAGAATATGATTCCCTGGGAAAGGGAGATCTACTTAACTCTGTTGCAATCATATATTGAAGAACAGAATTTAAAGGCACAACAACAAGCTAATGGCAATTGACCGTACAAAATTACTTCCGCCAGGACAACCAGGAACACCAGAGGGAACTGTAGTCAACCCTGGAGTTCCTGCTGGTTATGTCTCTGAGAAGCAATACAACGGTCTTAATAAAAATATTCTAGCAATCAGAAGTAATCTTAAAGCGATTGCTGATCTTTTAGTAAGGAGAGATACTCAGGAAGCATCGGAAGATATATCAGATGAGAAACGATTACGGAAAGAACGACAAGAGTCAAGAGTACAAGATGTAGAGTCCAACTTAGGAACAAAGATAAAAGCTTCTCTTATCAAGCCCCTTGAGTCTATGAAAAAGAAAGTCCAAGGACCATTTGGACAAATAATGAAGGCTCTCAAAGCTTTATTCTTTGGATTTGTTGGCATGAAAGGTATTGATGCTTTAACTGCATGGGCAGAGGGTGATACTGAGTCATTAGCACAATTAAAGAATGATCTAATACAAGCACTTGCTGTCGGTGCTGGTGTATTTGTTGCCCTCAACGGTGGTATTGGGTTGATTCTTGGTGCAGCAGGATCTTTAGCTGGAACTATTTTAGGGGCTCTGCCTGCAATTTTTGGTTTGATTGTAAATCCATATGTATTCCTCAGGGCAGCTATTGCACTTGGTGGTTTAGCACTAAGTGATTACCTCAGCGATATTTTAGGTGGTAGTATAAACAGTTTTAATCCATCTTCTCAGCAAGTAATGAGACGACTTGCTACTGTTGGACCAGACAAAACCATAGAAGAACTTCAAAGACAGCATGATGCACACTTGAAAAAGTATGGTGAGTTTAATGATTTCCGTGGCGAAAGGCAGCAGATGCGCCAAGAAATCGAAAGGATTAAAGAAGCAAAGCAAGGAACTGGACCATATGCTCACCTCTTAGGGTCGAATATCTCTGATGCAGATAAAAAAGTATTCAATGACATCCTCGCTGCAATGGCGAAGATAAAAAATTATAGAAATTTACATGACACCTATCAGACTGCGTATGAAGCAACTGATGATGAGGATGAAAAGAAAAAATATAAGGCTAAAATGGATGAGCTAGTCAAAAAAATGGCAGCATCTCAGGATTATATCAAGAGTTTGAGAAGTTCTGAGTTATCAGATGAAGGTAAGAAATCTTTTGATTTTATGATGGAAGGTGATGATAGGTTCTTTAAGAAGAGAG